CTAGGTAGCGGAGCAGAGCACGCACTCGCACGGCTCCCATCTCATCCGTACAGCAATGCGCGAGCCGCTCCCGTGGCGGTACACCAGCACGTGACGTATGACCGACCGCAGCAGCTCGTTACGGCGCCGCACGGGGATGATGTCCCAGTCGTCTATGAGCCGATGCATGACCGGCTCGGCGCGGCCGGCGTCGATCTCGGGCGACGCCTCGAGCTCGGCGACCGCCCGCTCGAGCCGCTCGCGCCGCTCGAGTAGCTCGTCGCGCGCCGCTGCATAGATGTCGTCCGGCATCGCCGTGTCTGTGGCGCGCTGGATTGCGAGCCGACGCAGTGCGGCATCGACGTCGGCGAGCTCCCGCTGTAGGCGGCGCCGCTCATCGGCCGGCGACCGCTGCGGCCGGCTCAACGCGACTTGGACGTCGGCGCGTGCGCGCTCGAGCTCGTCGACGATCTCGCGCAGGCGGTCGAGTACGGCCGCCTCGGCACGGCTACGTAGGACGATCACGCCCGAGCATCCCTGACCGTTTTTACGGCGTCCGCATATATAGTTCCATCCGGCCTTACCCCGGCCGCCAGAAAGCGCGATCATGCTCGCGCCGCACTGGCCGCATCGGACGAGCCCAGTGAGTGGATAGCGCGGCGTGCGCACGCGCGGGGGCATACGGGTACGCTCGCGACGCCGCGCTAGATAGCGCTGCCATGTCTCGTCGCCAATGATGGGAGGATGCGCCCCTTTGATGTAGATCTTGTTCCGACAGTTGATCGCGTCGCGGCATTTGCATGTTTCGTCATGGACTCGCAGGTATCCGGCAGCGAATCCGCTGTCGAGGAATCGACGCACTGTCGCAATCGACCATTCTTTGCCTCGTGTTGTGCGGTAGCCGCGCAGATTCAGGATTTGTGCGATCTCTTTGTACCCCAAGCCGCCGATGTAAAGCTCGTACATTTCTGCGACCATGTCAGCGGCGCCGCTTTCATAGTCGGGTTCGTAGCGTTCTCCCTGCTCATCGTTGGGGTCGCGTCGGTACTTGTGCTGTATCGGCGAAAACTCGTCGAGGACTTTTCCAAGTCGCACGTACCCGAAGCGGCGGGTTCCCTGCGCTGGTAGGCCGCGTTCGATGCGCGCTTTGTGCGCGGCTCGCCAGTTGTCGCCGATGATGTCTGAATACATCTCGGCGATGGCGAATGCGTTAGTCCTGTTATATCGGCCGATGGCCGTTTCGACGTCCATTGGCTCAGTTGCTGACTGTAGCGAGCCGCCGGCGACCTCGACCCGTTTGACGTTCGCGAGCGACTCGACGGCGTTACGTCCCCACCGGTCATACCGGTAGACGATGATCTCGTCGGCCTTTTTCTGCTCGATTTTCGCTATCGCATCGACGACGCGACGCTTAAAATTTCTCCCCGTTCGATCGAGATCCTCGACCCATTCGACGATCCTTCTGCTGTTGCGTGCTGCCCATGACTTGATGGTGGCGCGTTGAATTTCCGGCGAGATCATCTCTTCGCGCGCCAGAGACACGCGAATGTATCCGATCGCGAGCTTTTGAGCCATGTGGTATGAGGGGGGTAAGGGCGCGCCGTGCTCCCTTGCGCGGCGCGCCGTGCTTCCTGCGCTAGTTGTTGCGGATGACACCCAGACGGCGGCCGTTCACTGTGGCGGGCGGCGGTGCGAGGGCGCGCAGTGCGCGCGCGATCTCCTCGACAGAGGATCGCGTCCGGCGCAACTCCTCGTTGATCTGCCGTGCCTGCGCGTGCATGTGCCCATTGCCGATCTGCACGCTGCGGACGCGCCGGCGCAGCTCGTCGACTTCCGCGGACACCAGGCAGCCCAACGCGGCGATGCCTGCGAGTCCGAGCATGCACAGCCCGTCTTGCCTGCGCCCCTGCATCAGCAACAGAGCGCCCGCGGTCGCCGTAGTGGCGGCGGCCGCTGCGGCGATGTGCTGCGCTGGTGTCAGGCGACGGTGAGCGTGCTGCATGTGGCCCCTCCTCCTGTAGCAGACGCACAGGCGCGCCGCCGCCCCCCGATCCCCCCGATATGCGACGTGCCGTGTCTCACATAGGACGTCAGAGGATGCCGAATTGATGCCATTCACACGCTCGTCACCGTCGCCATACATGATCACTGTGCTTTGTGTGTTTTCGCCATTGACGCCTAGGCGGTCCGCTGCATAGCGCGCAGCACGGCGAGCAGGGCGGCGCGCTGCTCGGGATCTTGCTGTGCCGCCTCGAACCGGTCGGCGAGCTCGCGCAGTTCGTCGACCAGTGCTGTCCCGTCGGCGGCGCGCTGCTCTCGCTCGTCGTGCTGCGCGCGCCGCTCGTGCTGCCGCGCAACAGGGTCGAGCACGCGCAGTTCGTCGGCCGCATCGCCGCGGCCGACCTGCTCGAGCTCGGCGGGCGTGACGCCCACCGCGTGCGCCATGCGCGCTACGGTCTCGGCCGTACCGGGCTCGCCCTGCACGACACGTCTCCAGTGGGTACCGCTGATGCCGGCCGCCGCGGCGGCGGCGTTCTGGCTTAGTCGTCGTCTCTTGCGGGCGCCCTCTATGAGGGCGCCGAGGGGTGGCGCCGTAGTCATGCCGCAAAGCATAGGTGCGACATGTCGCACCTATGCAACGGGTGTTAGGAAACCCTTACCTCTGCCGCCACGTCTCGCGCACACGTCTCACATGTCTTGCAACGTGCCACATGTGGCACTACTCTCACACGGCATGAACCGCAGGACACGTCGAGTCCCGCGCCGGCTCGCGCACGATCCGCACGCGCTACGCGCGGCACGCCGCCGGGCCGGCCGGTCTCAGGCATGGCTCGCCGAGCAACTCGGATGCTCGCGATCACTGGTCGTCGAGATGGAATCCGGTACCCGCTCGGCGCGTGCCGAGCGGCTGCCGATGATCGCCGATCTGCTCGGCGTCGCCGTCGACGAGATCGCCTGCCGCGACCAGGAGGCGCGCTCATGAGCGCTGCGCCGCTGGTCACGCGCGGCGAGGCGATCGCGGAAGCCGCGCGCATCCTCGCCGAGATCGACGCGCAGGCCGCGCGCATGACGGTCGACGAGGCCGCCCGCGCGGCGTACGTACCTGGCGGGCCGCCGGTAGACGAGCTTGCCGCCCGTATCCGTGCGCGCCGGGCGCAGGCCGCGCCGCGGCGCGCCGCTTAGCCCCGTAAGCGCGCGCCCCGGACCGGTCGCAGCGGTCCGGGGCGCCAAGAGGCGGTATCGCCATCGCCTCTCAACCTACCGAGAGAGGATCATCTTTGGAACGCACTCCCTGTCCGCCATGGTGCTGGACGGATCACAAGACGCCGATCACACACGACGACGGGTCGGCGCTCACCCTGCCGAACGGCGAACCGATTCGGCGCGTTACGCACTTGAGCAAGCCCGTCATGACGGCCGAGCTCGGCGCCGTGTTCGCGTTCTCGCCCGCGCGGCTCGCGCAGGTCGCATGCGCGGCCGACGGCGAGGACTCGGCCGCGGCGTCGTGCGTCGTGACGTGCCTCGACGGCGCGTCGGTTGACTGGACGCTCGTGCAGGCACGCGCCCTGGCCGCTGCGCTCGAGCGCGCGGGGCGCCGCGACACGGCCACGGTCGTACGGCGCACGATCACGCTCATCGAGCACGAGCCCGTGCTCGAGCTGCACGGGCTCGCGAGCGACCCCGACACGCCCGACCTGTCGGAGGAGTGCGCGGCGTGCGGTACCTCGTGGCCGTGCGAGTCGGCGCACGCCGCCGACCTGGTCGAGTACTACCGTCTGCTGCACCCCGAGCCCGCCGCCGTGTCGACGACGGAAGAGGCGCCGTTCTGATGGTGGCGGGTCGGACGTATCGGCGCCAACACGGGCGCGGGCACTCCTACGTGCTCGACGGGCACAAGGTGCCCGGCGTCACGACGCTGATCAACGGCGGCTTCCCTAAGCGTGCGCTGGTCGACTGGGCGGCGCGCACCGTCGCCGGGTATGCCGTCGACACCTGGGACGAGCTGTCCGAGCTGTCCGTCTCCGAGCGGTTGCGGCGGCTCGAGCGGGCGCACAACGCCGTGCGGGATGCCGCCGGCGTGCGCGGCACCAAGGTGCACAAGCTCGCCGAGCGGCTCGCCGCCGGCGACGAAGTCGAGGTTCCCGACGAGCTCGTCGGGCACGTCGAGGCGTGCGTCAAGTTCTTGGACGACTGGGGCGTCGAGCCGCTGTTTTCCGAGTGTCCCGTGTTCAGCCGTCGCCACCAGTACGGCGGGTCGCCCGACCTGGTCGCGCGGCTCGCGGACGGCCGGGTCTGGTTGCTCGATTGGAAGACCAACCAGCGCGGCCCGTATGGCGACCAGGCGTTTCAGCTCGCCGCATACCGGCATGCCGAGGTCTACCTCGACGAGTCCGGCCGTGCATGCCCGATGCCGCCGATCGATGAGTGTGGCGTCGTCTGGCTGCGGGCGGATGGCTACGACCTCTATCCGGTCGAGGCCGACGAGTACGTGTTTCGTCAGTTTCTCTACATCGCGCAGGTGGCACGCGCGGCCGATGAATGCCGCGATTACATCGGCGACGCCGTGACGCCGCCCCCGGGAGGTGACCAGTGACCGGACAGTACCGGCTCGCCCAGGACGTCAAGCCGGGATGGTTCGTCCGGCACGACGGCTCGTGGCACAAGGTCAGCGTCTTTGCGCATTCGGAAGAGGTTCCGAGCGGTCGCGAGCGGGCGCACTTCACGTTCAGCGATGGATGCGCCGTCTCGTACGACTTCGGCGAGCGGCTGCTCACCTTGACCGCGCGTGAGGCGCGCGCCGTCGCCGCCCAGATGGGGGGCGACCGGTGACCGAGATCGAGCGCTACCAGCAGCAGACGCCGGCCGTCGACGTCGACAGTTGGACCGGTGTCATGCCGGACGTGATCAAGCTCGCCGGCTACATCGCTAACACCGAATTCGTCCCGGCCGGTCTGCGCGGCAAGCCCGCCGCGGTCGCCGCTGCCGTGCTGGCCGGGCGCGAGCAGGGCATCGGTCCGATGACCAGCCTCACCCACATGCACGTTGTCGAGGGGCGGCCGACCATGTCGGCCGAGCTCAAGCGGGCGCGCGTGCTCGCCGCCGGTCATCACATCCACTACGTCGAGATGACGTCGACCCGCTGCGTCGTGCGCGGCCGGCGCCGCGGCTCGGACGAGTGGACCACCGTCACATGGACGATGGACGACGCCCGGCGCGCCGGATTGGCCGGTAAGCCCAACTGGCAGCGCCACCCGCGGCGCATGCTCCAGGCTCGCGCAACCTCGGAGTTGTGCGACCTGCTGTTCCCGGACGTCGTCGGCGGGCTGCCGACGACCGAGGATATCGCCGACGACGTCGACGCCGCGGCCGAGCCGGTCGAGAAGCCTAAGCGCCGGACGGCGCGCCGGTCGACGGTGCGTCGGTCGGCGGCCGAGCCCGACCAGGCCGACCAGCCGGCGGCGACCGGCGACCAGGCGCCGCCGGTCGAGCCCGCCCGGCCGCCGGCGCCGCCCGCCCCGCCGTTGCCGGGCGAGCCCGGTTATGACGAGCCGGGCGCCCCGGCCGAGCCGGTCGAGCCCGAGCAGAGGGCGCAGGCCGAGCCCGAGCCGGCCGAGCCGATCAGCGACGCGCAGATGCGCAAGCTCGGCGCCACGTTCACCCGCATCGGGATCAGCGACCGCGGCGAGCGCCTACGCGTGTCGGCGACCCTCGTCGGCCGCCCGCTCATGACGTCGAGGGAGCTCACCCGGCGCGAGGCGTCGACCCTGATCGACACGCTCGCGACGGTCGCCGACCAGCCGGACGCCGCGGCGCGCCTGCGGGCGATGGTCGACGAGCTCGAGCAGGCCGCCGAGCTGCTCGCCGAGTCGGCCGACGCCGACCAGGCCGAGCCGGACGCCGACACGCCGGTCGACGCCGAGGTCGTCGAGGAGCCGCCCGCCGACACGCCGGTCGACTGGCCGCCGGTCGCTCAGCCCGGCATGGGCTGATCAGCGCGGGGCGCCCGGACTGCCACCACCACATGACCGCCGGGCGCCCCGCCGCCCCGCAACCCCACCCACATAGGAGGACACGAGGCATGCCCACCGTACCGACCGCCCCGGCGGCGATGGACATCGCCGCCGCCGTCGAGACGCTGCACCGTAACCCGCGATACGGCGAGATCGCCGAGCCGCTCGCCGACCTGCTCACCATGGCGGCGCCGTACGTCGCCGGTCCGGTCGCGCCGCCCGCCCAGACCTGGACGGGCAAGGCGCTGCGCATCGCGCGCGCCGTGCTCACGCGGGAGGGGGCGCGGCATGACGCGTAGGCAGGTGCAGCCGTGCGGCACCAAGGCCGCCTATGAGCGGCACCGTCGCCGGCGCGAGCCGGTCGACGACGCATGCCGCAGCGCGCACAACCGCTACGTGCGCACCCGCATGCGGGCGCGCTACCGCGCCGCCCGCCGACTCGCCGAGCTCTACCCCGACACATACGCCGCGCTGTACGCCGACGAGCTCGCCGCGGCGCTCGCCGAAGAGTGCGGTCAGTGAGCGCGTGCGCGTACGTCGTCGACGGCTCCCACTGCGGCGCCGTCGACGACGTACGCCTCTACCCGTGCGGGCCGCGTTGCCCCGAGCACACGCCGGCCGCCATCGCGGGCGAGCCGGAGCCGTCCGGGCAGTACTGCGCCCCCGCCCGCTGCTACTGCGGTTCGCCGACGTGCCCGGCGTACCCGAGCTATCGGCGCCCGCTCGAGCCGGTCGCCGAGACGGTCGTCGACCGGCGCGCCGTCGAGTCCGGCCGCCGGGCGCCCGGCGCAGCACGCCGCCGCCAGCACGCCGCCACCCGCTATCAGACTCCGGAGACCTCCCGATGACCGCTGCCGCTGTCGTGATCTCGCTCGCCCTGCTGGCCAGCGCGTCCGTCGTCATCACGTGGCGCACGACCAGTGACGATCTCGCCCACCTGCTGACCGACGTCGACCTCGAGGGGGGCGGCCGGTGAGCACTGTCGCGCTCGTCGTCCTGCTCATCTCGACCGCCGCCGTATGCGTGCCGCTCGGCATCGCCCTCGAGGCGCTCGAGTGGCGCCTACGGCACCGCGGCGAGGACGCCGCATGACCGACGCCGCCCGCTGCGTCTGCGGGCACCCGCTCGTCTCGCACAACATCGGCCGGACCGGGACGCGCACACGCTGTCTGACCGCGACCGGTCCGGCCGGCGCCCCCTGCGACTGCCGCCGCTACACCCCAGCCAACCCGCCACCCTCCTCCACCAGGAGCGACCCGCCATGAGTTGGACCGACATCGCCGATTGGAACCCCGACCGTGGTACCCGGATTGGTATCGGCCGGGACGTCGACGAGCGCGCGCTCGCCCTCTACCTCCCCGCAGAGACGCCCGAGGAGCGCCGACGCGACGCGACCGCCGTCATGAGCCTGCTCGCCTCGTGGGTCGAGCGGCGCCATCCCTGCGCCGGCGTCGGCCGCTGCCAGCACCCCGACCACGCCGACCACGTCGACCAGGCCGCCGAGATCGCCGACATGCTCGGCACGCTCGCCGTGCTGGCCGACACCCGGACCGGAACCGGGGGGCGGCCGTGCGTGAAGTAGACGCCGCGCTCGACCCTGTCCAGCGGCGGGCGCGCGCCCGGCTGCTCGAAGCCGAGCGGCTCGCGCCGCCGCCGCGGCGCCCGGACGACCCGCCCCGGCTCATCCGCCGCGCGGTCGCCGTGCTCGCGCACGCCGCCGCCGACCACGACGCCGAGCGCCGCCCCGCCTCCGCGGCCGACTACGAATACCGGCTCGGCGAGCTCGCCCACCTGGTCGGCGGCGGCGTGCCGCTCGACGAGGCCGCTCGCCGTGTCGGCATCGCCTACAGCACCGCGCTGCGCTACCTACGGGCAGGTGACGACTGATGGGCGCCGGCAACGTGAAGATGGTCTTCGTTCACTGGGGCGACCTGCCCGGCGCCCCGTTTCGCCTGCTCGTCTACATGGCCTTGAGAAGCAAGGACGGCGAGCGGCCGACCTTTTGGGCGGGGCGCGACGATCTCGCATGGGCGCTCGGCAAGCGCGTCCCGACCGGCGACGACGCCGCATCCCGCCGGGCGCGAGAGGCCGCATACCAGGCCGTCAAAGAGGCGATCCGCACCTTGACCCGGCGCGGCGCGATCACCACCCTTGAGCGCGCCCGCCCCGGCCGAAACGCCGTCTACCTGCTGCGGCTCGATCGCCGCGCCGCCGTCGACACGCCGCCGCCGGTCGACGAGCTCGACCAGACGCCCGCCGGCGACGCCCCGGCAATGGGGGAGGAAAACCCTCCCTCGTATGGGGTAGGGAAATCCTCCCCAATGGGGGAGGGAAACCCTACCCAATGGGGGAGGGAGACCCTCCATCATTCGCCCCGAACGGGGGAGGGAAACCCTCCCCCCGAGGATGAATACCTACAGAGAAGTAGAGGACAAAGAAGAGGAGTAAGACAGGTAGGTAGTCACCAACCTTGCGGTGACGCGCACACGCACGCGCGCGAGAGAGAGACGAACGAACACACACCAGAACGAGCACGATTCGTCTCCTACCGCGACGCCGCCGCCTACCTCCTCACCATCCCCGGCGACCTACGCGACCACGTCGTCGCCCAAGCAACCGCACAACTCGGCCCAGGCGCCGCCCGTGAGGCCGTCCTCATCCGAGCCGCGAACCTCGCCTACGGAAGCGCAGCATGAGCACGACCGACGACCGCACCGCCCTCGACCAGGCGACGCGCTACATCGCCCGCACCCTCGACGGCCGCCTACTGCCCGGCGTCGACCCCAACCAGCTTGCCACCGCCATCATCCGCACCCTCATCGACCAGCGATGGCGCCCACCCCACCGACCCGCCCCCAGCATCCCGCGCGGCCGACGCGACCCCGACGTCTACCGGCGCGGCGCCGCCCGCGCCCGCGCCGCCCTCCAGCACGCACGAACCCGACTCGCCCAGGAGGAAAAGCAGTGATCTGCCACAACTGCCAGCACCGCCAGCACAACCAATGCCGCGGCGGCACCTGGTGCACCTGCCAGCACAGGCCCGGACCCGCCACACCCCGCGACCAGAACAACCAGACGAACTAGGAGACGACGCCCGATGAGTGACCGACCGGACAGCGCGCCGGCCGTCGCGCGTCACGTGGCCGGCCTGCTCGAGCCGCTCATGCGCCGAGTCACTACCCGCGAGACCGTGCCCATGTATCGGCGCGTACGCCGCGGACCCGACCGCACGGTGACCGTGCTCGACTGGCGCACCCACACGACGACGGCGCCCGGCCTGCTCGACCAGCTCGACGCCGCCGCCGTCCCCGGTGGCTCGCCCGGCTGGGACGACGACGGCGCGCTCGCCGCCTACATCACCAGCGGGCGCGCCGAGCCCGGCGAGCCGGTCGCCGAGCAGTGGCACATCGCCGAGGACATCCGGCGCGCACTCGCCGAGCTGTGCGCGGCGGTCGGCGTGCGCCGCCCCGGCGAGCTGGTCGCCGCCGCCGCCGCCGCAGACCCGGACGGCACCGGCGAGCAGATCACGGCAACACTGCGGCGCCTGGTCACCCGCGCGAGGATCGCCGCCGCCTACGATGCGCCCATTACGGCGCTGCGTGACGTCGTCTGCCCGGAGTGCGGCGGCGCCCTGCTGGTGCGCGCCGACGCCAGTAGCGCCGTCTGGTGCGGCGGCACCGACGACGCCGAGCCCTGCGGCGCCAGATGGCCGCGGGGCGCATGGGTCGACCTGCTCGAGGCCGTCACCCGCGGCGAGCTCGAAACGCCCGTCTCCGGCGAGATGAGCGGCGCGCAGAGTGCCACATGTGCCACTAGTGGCGGGCGCTCCGCTGGCGGGGCGCCCGTCGACGACGCCGGCGACGTGCCCGACGTGCTTGCCGGCCTGGTCTGATCGGAGAGACATGATCACCCGCGTCCCGATCGCGCCCGACGAGATTGAGCACTACGACACCGGCATCGCCGCCCGGGCGCTGCTGCCCGGAATGCACATCCTCATTGACGGCGACGAACCCGCGACCATCGTCGTCGTGATCACCGACGACGAGCGGCGACAGACCGTGGTCGAGACCACGGCCGTAGACGGCCACCGACGCCGCGTGCTGTACCTGCCGTACGGCGAGGCGGTCGCCGCCGGCGTCGTCCGCCAATACGGCGTCGCCGCGCCCGGTCGCCCAACGCATCCGATACACCCGATCCACGGCGCCGACGACTCGCGCCGCTGGGCGCGCATCTACCGCACCCGGCACGGCGGGCGGATCGTCGCCCGCGACGTCATCCCACACGCCCCCACACGCGGGGGCGACGACTACATAGTCGTGACTGACTGGACCGACGCCAGGCTCGACGACCCGCCAAGTTCCGGGAATTGACATTCCCGCAAGTCAGCAATGCGACCGCAACCAGGGAAAACCATGACTGAACGCCCCCGGCCGCCGTCCGCGCACTGCTCGCCGTGCGTGCCCGGCTCATCGCGGCCGGCGCGCTCGGCCGGCTACTCGACGGCGACCCGAACGGCGCCCGCCCCGACCAAACGCCGCCCGAAAATGTGCGACGTTGCAGCAGGCCAACCCCTTAAATCACAATGGGTCTGGCGACGTATGCCCACCATCCAGACCACATCGAGGGGGTGAGCATGCGTCAGCGCCCGTCCCTCGTCGCGACTCCTCTCTCTCGGTACCGGCCGGCCGCTGACGTTGCGGACGTCATCGGCCGGCCGTACCGGACCATTCAGACGTGGGCGCGCGAGCAGCGCATACCCTCGACGCGCGACCGTAACGGCCGTCTGCTCGTCGACCTGGTCGCCGCCGCCCGACTCTCCGCTACCGCAGGCCGCCGCCGGCGGCGCCCCGCACACGAGGCATAGCCCATGGCCGCCCGCCGACCGGTCACCGACGCCGAGCGCGACCAGGTGCGCGCCATGCACGCGGACGGCGCGAGCCGCAACGCCATAGCGCGCGCGCTCGGCCGGTCGCCCTCGACCATCACCGCGATTGCCGACGAGCTCGGGCTCTCGTTCAACCGCGAGCGGACGGCCGCGGCAACCGCCGCCAAACAGGCCGACAACAGGGCGCGGCGCGCCCAGCTCGCCGCCGCCCTACTCGACGACGTCGAGCGCCTGCGCGCGCAGCTGTTCGCGCCGACGACCGTCTACGCGTTCGGCGGCCGTGACAACGTCTATCGCGAGCACAAAGTCGACCGGCCGCCACCGCGAGAACAGCGGGACATCGTGCTCGCGATCACGAACTTGATCGCCTCACACCTGCGGCTCGTCGAGTACGACCGCGACACCGGCGCCGACCCCGTGACAGGCATGCTCGGCGCCCTTCTCGCCGACCTGCAAGCCCGGCACGGCACCGGACCGGATGACGCCCCGCCGGTCGAGCCCGACCAACACGACCAGCGCGAGCCGGCATGACCCTATCCCCGCTGCAAGAACGGTCGATCGCGCACGCGACCGCACGCATCAACATCTGGGAGGGCGCCGTACGGTCCGGCAAAACGGTGGCATCGCTGCTGCGCTGGTTGACCTACGTCGCGCAGGCGCCGCCCGGCGCGTTGATCGTCACCGGCCGCACGCTCGACAGCATCGCGCGCAACGTGTTCATGCCGATGCAAGACCCGGCGCTGTTCGGTCCGGCGGCCGGCCTGGTGCGCTACACCCGCGGCGCACCAACCGGCGAGATACTCGGCCGGCCGGTCGAGGTCATCGGCGCAAGCGACGCCAAAGCCGAAATGAAACTACGCGGCATGACGGCGGCGGGCGCCTACGTAGACGAGATCACCGTCCTACCCGAGGCGTACTGGACGCAGCTACTCGCGCGGCTGTCCGTCCCGGGCGCGAAACTGTTTGGCACGACCAACCCCGATTCGCCGCGGCACTGGCTACGGCAGAAATACCTACTGCGCGCCGACGTGCTCAACCTGCGATCGTGGCGGTTCCAACTCGAGGACAACCCGGCGCTGGACCCGGCGTACGTCGAGGCGCTGCGACGCGAGTACGTCGGGCTGTGGCACCGGCGGATGATCCTCGGCGAGTGGGTCGCCGCAGAGGGCGCCGTGTACGACATGCTCGACGAGGCACGGCACGTCGTCGCCGAGGTGCCCGACGAGATGCGAGCATGGCTCGTCGGCGTCGACTACGGCACCAGCAACCCGACACACGCCGTGCTCGTCGGGCTCGGCTATGACGGCGTGCTGTACGTCGTCGACGAGTGGCGATGGGACGCGCGCGCCCGGCACCGCGCGTTGACCGACGTCGAGCTATCAAGGCACCTGCGCGCGTGGCTCGCCGACTCGCCGGCCGCCGCCGCGGGCGGACCCGCATACGTCGCCGTCGACCCGTCGGCCGCGTCGCTGCGCGTCCAGCTGCACCGCGACGGCATGCGCACCACGCCGGCCGATAACGACGTCGTCGGCGGTATCCGCACCGTCGCAAGCCTGTTCGCAGTTGAGGCGCTGCGCATACATGGCCGCTGCGAGCACCTGCTCGACGAGTTGCCCGGCTATTCGTGGGACGACAAGGCGGCCGAGCGCGGCCAGGACGCGCCCGTTAAGGCCGACGATCACGGCGTCGACGCGCTGCGGTACGCCGTCCACACCACCCGCGCACTGTGGCGCGCGCACGTTCCCGCGCTGACGGCCGCCGCCGCGGCGTAACCCCTAGACCCCGGTCCGGCGCGTGTTCGAGGGGTGCGCGCGCCGGACCGGCATCACCCCCGCCCCGCCCGAGCACGCCGGAAGGTGGTGACCCAGTGGCGCTACCCGACGGCGGCGCATGGCCGCCCGCCCCGCACTCCCCGATCTACCGGCAATACCGAGTGCTCGACGCCTGGTATCGAGGCGACGCCGACGAGCTCGCGCGTATCTACGGCGCCGAGTCCGGCGCCCGCGTCCTGCCCGCAGACCGGCCATCGCAGTACCGCGGCGGCATCGTCGGCCGCGTGGCCCGCTGGTTCTGGGGAGCGCCGACCCCGCCGCACCAGAAGCGGACCAAACTGCATGTCCCGGTCGCGAGCGATATCGCGACCATGTCGGCCGACCTGCTGTTCTCCGAGCCGCCCGAGGTCGTCGCCGACGACCAGGCCACGCGGGCGCGGCTCGAGGCGCTCATGCCCGAGCTTCACCCGCGGCTGCTCGAGGGCGCCGAGCTCGGCGCCGCGCTCGGCGGGTACTACCTGCGCGCCGTGTGGGACACGGCCGTTTCGCCTATGCCGTGGCTCGACGTCGTCGCCGCCGACGCCGCCGTTCCCGAATGGCGATGGGGGCGCCTGTCGGCCGTCACGTTCTGGCGCGTGGTCGAGCCCGAGGACGACAAGAACCGCTGTCTCGTGCATCTCGAGCGGCACGAGCCGGGCGCGATTCTGCACGGGCTCTACCGGCTCGACGACGGCGAAATCGACCGCGTGCTACCGCTCGACGCGCACCCGGCGACGACCGGCCTCGAGCCGGTCGTTGACACCCGCATTCGCCGGTTGACCGCCGTCTACGTGCCCAACCAGCGACCTAACCGCGACTGGCGGCGCGACCCGGTCGCCGCGCCGCTCGGCCGGTCGGATTTTGCCGGTCCCGTGCTCGGCCTGTTCGATGCGCTCGACGAAACGTGGTCATCGTGGCTGCGTGACATCCGGCTCGGTAAGGGCCGGCTCGTCGTGCCATCCGGCTACCTGCAAGACCTCGGCCCCGGCCGCGGCGCGGCGTTCGATCTCGACCGTGAGGTGTACGAGCCGGTCGAGGCGCTCGACGACGGCGCCGGCCTGCACATCACCGCGACGCAGTTCGCGATCAGGGTCGCCGAGCATCGCGACACGGCCGCCGAACTGCTGACCGCGATCCTTCGCGCGACCGGCTACAGCGCGCAGTCGTTCGGCCTGTCCGGTGACGTCGCCATGACGGCGACCGAGGTCGCCGCGAAAGAGCGCCGGTCGCTGGTCACCCGCGGGCGCAAGACGCTCTATACGCGCGTCCCGCTCGGCGACGCCCTCGAGATGCTGCTCGCCCTCGAGCGCGCCCGGTTCGGCTCGCCGGTTCCGGTCGAGCGTCCCCGCATCGAGTTCGGCGACAGCGTCGCGCCCGACCCGCGGGCGCTGGCGGAGACGGCCGACATGATGCGCCGCGCCGAGGCCGCATCGACATACACCCTGGTCAAGCTGCTACACCCGGATTGGGAAGACGTCGACGTCCTCGCCGAGGTCGACCGGATCCGCGCCGAGGGCGGCATGCTCGACCCCGTCGAGTCCGCCGTCGAGGCGATGCGCCGCGGCGAGCAGGACGCCGACCCGGCCGACCAGGACGGCGCCGACACCGACGCCGGCGAGCCGGGCGAGTAGACCCCGCCGGGGGTGAGCCGTGGCCGTCGATCCCGAGCTCGTCGACGCGCTCGCCGCCGCGATTGCCGACGTGTACCGCGAGGCCGAGACGGCGCTCGTACAGACCATCACCCGGCACCTACGTGCCGGGCTCGACTCGCCGACGGCCGAGCGCCGGCTCGCCGACGTGCGGGCGCTACGCCGCGCCGCGCAAGCCATCGTGGCCGCGCTCGAGGCCGACGCCGGCGCCGCCATCCGCGAGCAGCTCGCCGCCGCCTACCGGCACGGCTGGTCGGCCGCCGTCGCCGACATCCCCGAGCGTTGGTTTCCCCGGTCCGGCATCGGGCAGGCCGCCGCGCGGGCGCTGCGCGAGATTCCGGGTTTCGCGTTCGTCGAGGCGCTCGCCGCGGCGCTGCTCGCCGATCTCGGCGCGCGGCATCGGAACATCTTGCGCGACGTCGATGACGCGTATAGGTCAGTGCAGGCCGCGGCGGCGGCGCGCGTCCTGACCGGCACGCAAACTCGTCGCGACGCCGCGCAGGCGGCGTGGTCGGCGCTGGTCGCCCGCGGCATCACCGGCTTTACGGACCGGGCCGGGCGCAGGTGGCGCCTGTCGAGCTACGTCGAGATGGCAGCGCGCACCAACGCCCAGCGCGCCGCCATACAAGGCCAGGTCGACCGGCTCGACACGCTCGGCGTGCGGCTGGTGTACGTGTCCGACGCGCCGCAGGAATGCCGGTTGTGCCGGCCGTGGGAAGGGCGCATTCTGCGCACCGACGACGGGCCGCTACAGGTGCGCACGATGCACGCGACCCGCGACGTCGAGGTCACCGTCGAGGCCGCGGCAACGCTCGACCAGGCGCGCGCGGCCGGGTTCCAACACCCCAACTGCCGACACAGCGTCTCGGCGTATCTGCCGGGCGTGACGCGCGTACCGCAGCGCACGGCCGACCCCGCCGGCGACCATGCGCGGCAGCAACAGCGCGCCCTCGAGCGGCGCATACGCCGTGCCAAAGAGCAGGAAGTCGCAGCGCTGACCGACGAGGCTCGCCGCGCCGCCCGCCGCCGCGTGCGCGCCGCGCAGGCCGCGCTACGCGAGCATCTCGCCGCACATCCCGAGCTCAAGCGGTTGCGCTACCGCGAGCAGATCGGCGCCGGCAACATCCCACCCGGCCGCCGCGGCGACCCGGCCGGCGGGCTCGACCGGCCGACACAACCGCCCCTCGACGGCGGACCCGGCGCGCCGGCCGGTACCCGCCGCCCGCTCGACGACGACCAGGCGCCGCCGGTCGACAACGTTTCTTAGAGACTTGCCGCCGCATGGCGGCACACCCCCTGTTGACCAGCCTCGACGCCGCACGGCGGACAGGCGCCACCCGCACGGGAGGACACCGAACCATGCCCGACGACCGCACCGACGACCAGAACACCGGCCGCCCCGACGACGACACCCGCCCCGACGACGACGCGCCCGGCACCGACCGCGCCGACGACCAGGGCGGCGACGGCGACGGCGGCGACGGCGGTACGGACTGGAAGCGCGAGGCGCGCAAGTGGGAGCGGCTGGCCAAGGCCAACGCCGACAAGGCGCGCCGGCTCGACGAGATCGAGGCCGCCAACAAGACCGAGGCCGAACGGCTCGCCGCCGAGCGCGACCAGTACGCCGAGCGCGCCCGCAAGGCGACCGAGCGCGCCGTCAGGGCCGAGGTGCGCGCCGTCGCCTCGACGCTGCGTTTCCGCGACCCCGCCGACGCGCTGCGGCTGGTCGACGTCGACGAGCTCGTCGACGACGACGGCGAGGTCGACGAGGACGCCGTCAAGACGGCCCTGCGCAAGATCGCCAAGGACAAGCCGTACCTGATCGCCGACGATGCGCCCGCCCGGTCGGGCGGCGACATGTCCGGCGGGGGCGGCAAGGGCAGCGACCCGGCGTCGATGTCGGTCGAGGACTTCCGTAAGGCGCGCCGTAAGCGGCGCGAGTAGAGGAGACACCTACCGTGGCCAACACGTTCATCACGCCCGACGTCGTCGCGCGCGCCGCGCTGGCGACCCTGTACGAGACGACCGTCATGGCGTCGCTCGTGCATCGGGACTACGAAGAGGAGTTCGTCCCGAAGGTCGGCGCGACCGTCGAGGTTCGTAAGCCGGCCGTGTTCACCGCGAACGAGTTCTCTCGGCCGGCCGGGATCACGATCCAGGACGCCACCGAGAACACGGTTCCGGTGACCCTGAACCACTTCGCCGACGTCAGTTTCGCCGTGACCAGCGAGGATCTGACGCTGAGCATCGACAACTTCACCGAGCGGCTGCTCAACCCCGCGATGGAGGCCATCGCGCAGAAGATCGACCGCGACATCCTCGCACTGCGCGACGACGTCACGGCCGAGGTCGGCGTCGTGGCCGGCGACAACGAATACGCGTGGGACGACCCGCGCGTACTGATCGACGCCGGCCGCGTGCTGAACATGGCCAAGGTGCCGCCGACCGAGCGGCGCGCCGTCGTCGGCCCGATCACCGCGGCGAAGTACCTCGGCGACCCGCTGTTCCACGAGGCCGACAAGAGCGGCAGCACCGAAGGTCTGATGGAGGCGAGTCTCGGAAGCCGCAAGTTCGGGTTCGACCCGTACATGACGCAGAACATCGTCAAGCCCGCCCAGACCAGCGGCAACAGCACGACCGAGGTCGGCGTCGCGTTCCACCGTACGGCGTTCGCGCTGGTCATGCGTCCGCTCGAGCTTCCGCGGGGCGCGCAGAATGCCGCCATCGCCAACTACCGCGGGTTCGGGCTGCGCGTGGTCTACGACTACGACATCAAGCAGAAGCAGGACATCGTGTCGATCGACTGCCTGTACGGCTGCAAGACGCTCGACCCGAACCGGGCAGTCCTGATCAAGGGCGCCGACGTCGCCTGATCCTGATGTACCGGTACCGGAACACCAACACGGGGCAGGTGGTCGAGTACGCGCAACGATCGGTGCGGCTCGACCACCTGCCGAACTGGTCGCTCATCGACGAGCCGGGCGCCCCGGCGGGCGGCGTCGACCAGGCACCCATCGTCGTCGAGCGTCCGGCGCGGCGGGCGCCGGTCGCCGCGTGGCGCGCCTACGCGGTCGCGCTCGGCGCCGACGCCGACCAGGTCGAGCGCATGACCAAAGCCGAGCTCATCGACCGCTACGGGGGCGACCAGTGACGCCGGTCTACGCGACGCCCGAGGATCTCGCCGAGTGGCTACCTGGCGCGCCGACCGGGACGGTCGCCGAGCGGCTGCTCGAGCGCGCATCGCGGGACGTCTACCAGGCCACCAAGACGGCGTTCTATGAGGCCGACGAGTCGGGCATGCCGACCGACCCCGGCATCCTCGACGCGCTGCGCACAGCCACGCTCGAGCAGGCCGCATGGCGGCTCGCCCGGGGCGACGCCGGCGGCGCCGGCGCATGGGACCAGGTCGCCATCGGGTCGGCGCGGCTCGCCCGGCGCGCGGGCGCGACCGCGCCGGGCGAGCGTGCTGCCGGCGGCGGCACGCTGGGCGCCGACGCCCTGTCGGTACTCCAGTCGGCCGGCCTGGTCGGTACCGGCCCGATCATCTGCTGACCATGTCCGTTGACATCCTGGCCGTGCTCGAGCAGATCGCCGGCCGCCCGCTGCCGGCCGTCGTCGTCGAGCCGTACGCCGGCCGGTCGGCGTACGGCGACGCCTACGGCGCGCCGGTCGAGGTCCGGGCATGGGTCGACCAGGCGAGCCGGCTCGTGCGCGCTGCGGACGGCTCGCAGGTGGTCAGCAGCACGACCGTTTACACGCGGCTCGACGCGGTCGACGCGCCGCCGCGGTCGCGCGTCACGCTGCCGGACGGGCGGCGCACGCTCGTGATCGCCTCGTATCGGCGGGACGGGCACGGCATACCCGTGCCTGAGCATCTCGAGATCGTCTGCGAGTAGAGGGGGCGCGATGCCGCCGGTCCGGTTCCGGCTCGAGTGGCGCGGCGGGCTCGTCGAGCGGGTCGAGGCCGACGCCGCCGAGCGCGGCGTACGGCTCGCCGCCGAGCATCTGCTCGGCGAATCCCGCAAGCTGGTGCCGCTCGAGGAAGGCACGTTGGAGCGGTCGGGCACGGTCAGCACGGACGGCATGACCGCGGCAGTCTCCTACGACACGCCGTATGCGGTCTACCAGCATGAGCGGCTCGACCTGCGGCACGACCCCGGGCGACAGGCGAAATACCTCGAGCAGCCGTACAACACCGAGCGCGGGACGATGACCGAAATCGTCGCCGCGCAGATCCGGCGCGCTCTCCGGGAGTAATCGCGTGGCCTGGTCGTCTGATCTGCTCGCCGGAATCGCCGAGCTGCTCGCCGACCGCGGCGTCGGCGCGTGGCGCCCGGACGGCACCGCCTACGCGCCCGACGAGACGGCGATCGTGGTCGGCACCATGCCGCCCGGCCCCGACCGGGTGATCTGTCTCAACTGGTATCCGGTCGAGCTGCTCGACGGGCACGGCGACGTCACGGTCGGCGTACAGGTGCGCACCCGCGCGGGCACCGACCCGCGCGACGTCTCGGACCTATCCGACGCCGTATACGACGTGCTCGACGGGCTCGCCGGGATCCAGCTCGGCGGCGTATGGGTGTCGCAGATCTACCGGCGGTCCGGCGAAGAGATCAGCGCGGCGGCAGGCGTCGACACGCAGGCCGACCGGCATGAACGCGTGGATAACTACTACATTCAGGCGTTCCGCCCCTCACAGAATCGCGAACCCTAGGCGAGGGGGTAATCTGTGGCGTACATCTCCGATTTGGCGCGGGAATACCGCGTGCAACTCAATCTCAGCACGGAGAGCGTGCCGGATTGGCAAACCGTGCTCGGCATGGTCAGTTTTCAGCCGAGCGTCGAGCCGAACATCGAGGATGATTCGGACTACGAATCAGGCGGGTGGAACGGCAACACGAAGACCGCTCAGGGCTGGTCGGCTGAGCTGGTCATCTCCCACAAATACGACCCCGACACGGGGTTGTATCACCCGACTCACACGGCGCTCGAGGCCGCGGCCGAGGCGTTCGGCGCCGCGAGCCGCGTACACGTGCGCTATTTCCGCCGGTCCGGTCGCGGGTCTGGCCGCGAGGGGTACGCCCTGGTGACCTGGGCGCCCGAAGGTGGGGAACACACCGCCCTCGACCGCGTGACGGTCACGCTGACCGGTGACGGCGAGCTCAAGACCATTCCCAACCCGGTCAACGCTTCGCCGGCGCCGATTGTGGCGAGCGTGTCGCCGTCGAGCGGCGCGCAGGCGGGCGGCGACCTGGTCGTGATCAGCGGCGCCCATTTCGAGGGCGCGACCGCCGTCACGTTCGGCGGCAACGCCGCGACCGACTTCCAGGTGATCAACGCGACGAGCATCGCCGCCGTGACCCCGGCGGGCACGGCCGGCCCCGCCGACGTCGCCGTGACTACTCCGAACGGCGTCGGCACCGGGACCGGCGCCTACACCTACGTCTGATCTAGGGGGAACCCCTCGTGCCTACCTTCAAGGCGCTCGACGGCGCGCTCGACGGCGAGGCTCTCGAGCTACCCATACCCAGCGGCAAGCACCCCGGCGGGCGGGTCTACCGGATTCCGGACCCGCCCGCCGACCTCGGCGCCCGCGTCGCCCGGCTCGTGACGAGCGCCATCGCCGCCTACCAGACCGGCGAAGCGCCCGACGTCGAGATCCTCGACGACAACGACGAACGTGACATCGTCGAGCGGCTGCTCGGGCCGGCGTATGAGGAGATGCGCGCCGATGGTGTGCGCTGGTCGTACATCCGGCACGCCGGCGTTACCGCGATGTTCTGGGTTGCGGTCGGCGAGGATGCCGCCCGCGAGTACTGGGAGTCCGCCGGGCGGGGGGAAGCCCGTCCGGCGGGGGGCAACCGGGCCTCCCGCCGGGCATCCGCGGCGGCGGCGCGTACGACCCAGCGACGGGCCTCTGGGAGTACTACGAAGGCGTCCCGGCGCAGGCGCAAGGCGAGGTGACTTGGGCCGACCTGCTCGGCCGATGGGATCTCGTCGAGGCCGACCTACACGACGTCTATGGGGTTGACGTCGAGTCGGGCATTCTCCGTGAACGTTCGTGGCGGTGGCTGCGGACGCGCATTCTCGGCCTGCTGAACGCCGATACCCGCACATGGCGGCATTTCCGGCCGCCGGATGACGACGAAAAGCAGGTGCGCGCCGCTAGGGGGTGATCGTGGCCCTCAAGCTCGGCGAGCTCGTCGCCATCATCAGCGCGGATGACAGCAAGTTCCGCAAGACGCTCGGTAGCGTCAAGGCTGGACTTGATCGTGTCGCCAAGTTCGCAGGATTCACCGCGCTTGCAGGGTCCGCGACTACCTTTGCGGCGGCGGTCGCCCCGGCTATCGGCGCGGTCGCCGCCGCGCCGGCCGTATTCGCCGCCGCAAAGGTGGCGTCACTCGGCCTGCAAATGGCACTCGAGGGCGTGTCCGACACGCTCGGGCATGCGCTCGTTGGCGACACCGAGAAGTTCAACGAGGCACTTGCTGAGCTGCCGCCGCATGCGCGTGCTGTCGTGTCCGAGCTCGGCGTCGCGTTCAGTGGGCTGCAAGAGCGCACGCAGAATGCGTTCTTCGGGCCGATGCGTGCGCAGGCGCGCGGGCTCGGTGCCGACCTACGCGGTCCGATCCATGCAGGTATGGCACAGGTCGGCGATGCGCTCGGCCGTATCGGCGCAAGCCTGATAGGGGTCGCCCGCGAAGGCCGTTCGCTCCGGTTCATCGGCGACCTGTTCAACTGGACTGCGGGGGCGATCGACGGAATCGGAGCGGGCATCCCACCATTGGTGCGTGGCCTGCGTGACCTGGCTGGCGTCGGGCTCGAGTTTGTCGACCGCAGCGCTGCCAGCCTCGGCGGGCTAATGGCCCGGTTTGGCCGATGGCTGTCGGAGGCTGCGCGTAGCGGGCAGGCGTACTCGTGGCTCGAGAATGCCGCCGCTACGTTGACGCAGCTCGGCCGTATTGCGAGTAATCTCGGCACGGCGCTCGGTGAGATCTTCGGAGCGGCCGGGGCGGGCGCCGGCGATCTGCTCGGCTCGCTCGAGCGGATCACGGCAGCATTCGCGCAATGGACGCAGTCTGCCGAGGGACAGCAGGCACTCGGGAATTTCTTCAGCACGCTCAACCAGACGGCCGCCGATTTGTCCGTCGTGCTGCCCGTGCTCGGCGGGGCGCTCGGCCTGGTCGCCGACATCATCGGCAGCATGCCGCCCGAGGTCCGCGGCGTCGTCACGCAGATGCTCGCCTGGTCGCTGGTGACTGGGCTCGTCGTTGGGCGGCTCGGTCCGCTGGTCGGCGGCATCGGCCGAGCGGCCGGCGCGGTCGGCAAGTTCGGCGGCGTGCTCGGCAAGGCGGGCGGGCCGCTGCGCACGTTCGGCGGACACCTGGCCAATGTCGGCGCGGGCGCCGGGCGCATGGCTGCCGCCGTGGCGACCAGCGCCGGACGGGTTGCCGCATCGTGGGCGACGATGGCGGCTCGCGCGCTCATGCACGCCGCCCGCATGGCGGCGTCATGGGTTATTGCGATGGGTCCCGTTGGGTGGGCTGTCGCGGCTGTTGTCGGTGCGGTCGCGCTGATCATCGCCAATTGGGACAAAGTCAGCCGTTTTTTCACCAAGACGCTACCCGCCGCGATTCGCCGAGGGCTCGAATGGGCCGTCGGATTCGTCGGCCGGGCATGGGACAGCATCACGCAGGCCGCAGGCCGTGGCGTGTCTCGCACCACCCAATTCGTACAGGATATACCGGGCCGGATTCTGCGCGCGACCGGAAATTTCGGGCGTCTGCTCTATAGCGCCGGCCGCGACCTCCTGGTCGGTCTGTGGAACGGCATGGTCAGCGCGTCGCAGTGGCTCTATAACGCGATAATGAACCTGGTCCGGAGGATCATTCCCGGTCCGGTTCGCCGAGTACTCGGCATCGCGTCGCCGAGCAAGCTTTTCGCTGAATACGGGCGGAATCTTGCCGAGGGCATGGCGCTCGGTATGGACCGGTCGGCCGGCCTGGTCGCCGGCGCCGCCGCCCGGCTCGCCGACACCGCCGCCACTGGGGCGCGACTGCCCGTTGCTGCTGCGGCGGGCGCGGCCGGCGCCGCCGCCCCGGCCGTCGCGAGCGCCGCCGCCGCTTGCCCGGCCGATGTACGGGTCTCGCTTGACGTGACCGGTACCGACCGCGACCTCGTCAACTGGCTGCGCAAGGTCGTGCGTGTGCAAGGCGGCGGGAATGTGCAAGTCGCTTTCGGTAGGTGAGGACTGATGCCGCTTTCTGTCGCTGCGCGCGACCTCATGCTCGACGAGCTCGCCGACGCCGCCCTGTATGTATCCCTGCATAGCGCTGATCCCGGCGCCGGCGGAGGAAACGAGCTCACCGGCGGGTCGCCCACCTACGCGCGCCAGTCGGCCGTTTGGGGGCCGGCATCCGGTGGCGTGCTCACGCTCGCCGCCGACGCGACTTTCGACGTTCCGGCCGGCGCGTCGGTCGCCTATTTCGGCATCTGGTCGGCCGCGAGCGGCGGCACATTCTACGGGTCGGGCTCGCTGCCCGTCGAGACATTCACCGGGCAGGGGCAATACGTGCTGCGCGCCGGGACCTCGATCACGCTCACGTAAATGGTCGCGCTACGGAACAACGCCGAGGGCGGCGCCCTCGGCGCCGACGTTACGCCCGCTAACTCAGGCGGGGCGTCCGGCGACGCATGGGACGACGTCATTACCGGCGGCGCCGGCGGCATCACGTACGACGACACGCACGCCCGCGGCACGCTCTCATACCGCATCGTTGGCGACGCTACCTCGAGCATCTTCCTGCGCTGGGACCCGTCGCTAGGCAGCGTGCCCGAGCTCTACGGGCGGGCGTACGTGTGGCTCGACGCCATCCCGCCGACGCAGTTCGCGTTTCTGTGGGTGCGGTCGAGCGGCGCCCAGGTGACCCGACTGCGGGTCGCGCCAAGCGGCTTGCTCGAGGTACAGGACGGGTCGAATACCGTCGTCGCGACCTCGACAGCCACCATCGCGACCGGGCAATGGGTGCGCGTTGAGTGGCACATCGTCGCCCTGGCCGTGGGCGGCTCCGTCGAGGTCCGGCTCTACCAGAGCGACCCGGACGGCACTACGCCCGACGACGTCATCATGGTCGGCGCGGCACTCGCCGACGACATCACGCGCGTCGATCTCGGCCGCATCGCACAGGCCGACCCCAACGTCTTTTGGGCTGACGACATCGGCGTCGACACCGATGGATGGCTCGGGCCGGCGACGACGCCGGGCGGCACGGGCAGCATCACGGCGGCCGTCGACGTGTCCGGCGACGGGCGTAAGCACGGCGCCGGTAGCAGCGCGGTCGGCGCCGCCGCGCTGGTCGAGGGCGGCGCCGGCGCCAAGGTGGCCGGCGGGCTCGGCAGCATCACGGCGGCTGCGGCCGTCGAGGGCGACGGCGGACCCGCCGACCCGCCCACCTTCCCCGAGGCGCCGCTCGGCGTACGCGTCGAGCTCGGCATCGGCGGCACGTGGGTGGACGTCACGGGTGATGTGCTGTTGCGAGACGGCATCACGATCACGCGCGGCCGGAGTGACGAGGGCGCCCAGGGCGACCAGTGCGCATTGACGCTGCGGAACGTCGGCGGCAAGTACAGTCCGCGTAATCCCTATTCGCCGTATTACGGCCGGTTGCGCCCCAACCGGCCGTTGCGTGTGCTGGTCGAACACGACGGCGCATGGCATACCCGATTTGTTGGCGAGGTCTCCGAGTGGCCGCCCAAATGGCGGCCGGGCGCGCACCAGATCAGGACTCCTATCACGGCGTCCGGCATCCTGCGTCGCCTGCGCCAGGGGGCGGCGCCGCTCCGGTCGGCGCTCTATCGGCGCATCGCCGGCGTTACACCCCGGTTCCTGGCCTGGTGGCCGTTGGAGGACGGCGACCAGGCGCAGCAGGCGGCGCCCGGGTACCCGGATCTACCGCCCATGCGGGCGAGCGGCGAAGTGCAGTTCGGCGCTGAGGCGGCCGGCGGCATCGCCGCGGCCGTTTCGGTCGGCGACTCGAACGGCCGGATATCGGCGGCCGTTCCGCGCGGCGCCGCGCAGTGGGCCGTGTCCATGTGCTTGATCCCGCCCGACCAGTGGGAGCAGGAAACCGTTACGCCCATTTGGCATTGGACTACGCAGGGCGGCGGGACCGCGGTGGGCTGGAGTTGGTACGCCGCGCCGCTGCCGACCGGCGAAATCCTTGCCGTGCTTGAGGCGGTCGACCGTAGCGGCACGATCGTGCTCCAGCCTACGCCGTCGTGGGATATCGCCCCGTATCTGGTCGACGGGGCGCCGATTCACCTCGCTGTCGGCCTGCGCCAAATCGGCGCAAATGTTGAGCTGCATTTCGCCGTGAACGGCACGGAGATTGGGGCGCCAACAGTGTGGGCGGACACGGCCGCCCCTATCGACTCCGTGCACGTCCACGCGGATTTGTCCGAGGACTTTCGGGGCGTCGGCGCGGTCGCTCACATCCTCGTCGGCGCATACGCCCGATGGTCCGAGCTGCTCGAGCTCGCCGAGGCGGCGTACGGGTACGCCGGCGAGCTGGCGCTCGCGCGCGCGCAGCGCATCGCCGCCGAGGAGGGCATCCCGTTGACGGCGATCGGCAGCGTGTCCGAGCCGGTCGGGCCGCAGACGGTCGCCACAGCGGCCGATCTGATCGCCGAGGCGGTCGCCGCTGACGGCGGCACGCTGTATGAGCGGCTCGACTCGCCCGGCCTGGTAGCACGGGCTAGGGCAGAGGACTACAACGCCGAGCCGTCGCTGACGCTGTCGTATGCGGCCGGCGAGATCGCCCCTGATCTCGAGCTGGTCGACGACGACCAGGCGCTACGCAACGACATCACCGTGAGCCGCCCGGGCGGCTCCAGCGCGCGGGCCGTGCTGGAGTCCGGGCCGCTGTCCGTGCAGGCGCCGCCGGCGGGCGTCGGCCGATACGACGAGCAGGTCGAGCTTGCCCTGTACTCGGATGCCCAGCTATCGGACGCCGCCGGGTGGCTGCTGCATCTGGGCACGGTCGACGAGTCGCGGTATCCGACTGTGCGCGTCGATCTACGGGATGACCCACATCTGATAGCCGATGTGCTCGCGCTCGATATCCGGCACCGGATACGGCTTACCGATCTCCCTCCTTTTCTGCCGCCCGGTCCGGTCGACTTGCTCGTCGAGGGATACGTCGAGCGCATCGGCCTACTGACGTGGGACATCGAATACACGTGCGTTCCGGCGTCGCCGTGGGATGTGGCGACGGCCGACGACCCCGTATTCGGCCGCGTCGGCACGGACGGCGCACAGCTCGCCGCTGATGTCGGACCGGACGAGACGATGCTTCTCGTCACGACGACCGCCGGGCCGTTGTGGACGACCGACGCCGGCGATTTCCCGTTCAGGATTGAGCTCGGCGGCGAAGTGGCGACCGTCGTTTCGGTCTCCGGCAACAGCGCGCCGCAGACATTCACCGTGTCCCGCGCGACGAACGGTGTTCGCAAAGCGCACGCCGCGGGCACTGAGATCCGACTCGCACGCCCCGCTTTCGTGGCCTGGTAGGAGAGAACATTGCCCTATCCGGTATGGCAGCCGGGCATGCGCATCACGGCGAGCCTGCTCGCCGCGATGCAGCCCATCGAGGCCATCAAAACGGCCGACCAAGCGGTGACCAATTCGACTACGCTCGTTGACGATAGCGAGCTGTTCGTCCCGGTCACGGGCGGCGCCCGGTACCGAGGACAGTTGGTGCTGTTCTATGTCGCTCCCGTTGACCAGGACATCAAATATGCATGGTCCGTGCCGCCCGGGTCGAGCGGCCGGCGCGGCGTCCTCGGCGTAGCCACGAATGAAAGCGGCACCGCAGTCGGGCAAAGCCTGTTTCAGGATCGCGTGTCGTCCGGATTCGGAACCGAATTTGATCTCGGCGGCATGGGCGGCTCACACAAGATGGCCGTCGAGCACTTCATTTTGCTGGCTGGCGCAGACGGCGTCATGCAACTGCGGTGGGCGCAGCGCGTCGCCGCCGCCGACACATCGGCGACTGTACTCGCTAACTCCCACCTGACGCTATGGCGGGTCTCATGAGCATGCCGCCCGCCCATGAGCCGACTCTCGGGGAGGTCATGCGCACCCTCGCGCGGATCGAGGCTGACCTAGGCCGTCGGCTCGACGACCTCGCCGACCGGCTCGACAGGTTCGTAACGCACGACGTTTACGCGGCGCACCGGGCGGCGCTCGCCGACCGTATCGCCGCGCTCGACGACGACCTCGACACGCTACGCGCCGACCTCGCCGCCGAGCAGCGCGAGCGGCGAGCCGACCGACGCGCACTGTGGGGCGCGCTGCTGGCCGCCGCGCTGGCTCTGGCGGTGGCGGCGCTGTCCGCTGCTCTCGGGATCAAGTAAAGGGAGGTCCGCCCCGTGACCAACGACCGTACCGGCGCCGACGAGTCGGCGCTCGTCGACCAGGTCGACCAGCACCCCGACACGCATCGCGCGACCGAGCCCGACGAGGGCGACGAGCTGCGCCGCATGTACGGCGAGCCCGGCCCCGAAGGGTTCTACCGCGGCGACGGCGAGGAGGTGGCCGGCTAATGGGTACCGCTGCGGCGATGCTGGCCGCTGCCCGAGCCGACATCGGGCTGTCCGGCCGCCCCAACAAGATCACCCGGGATTACGCCTCCCGGAACGGCAACGAGTTCCTGTCCGCCCCGTGGTGCGACATGGCCGTCACCTACTGGGCGCGCAAGAGC